TCGCCGAGCGCGACCTTGAGCTCGAGACGCTCAACAGCGACGCCGCGAAGCTCGCCAAGAAGATCGACTTTGAGAAGTCGGTGGCCGATGCGTCGAAGAACCTCCGCAGCGTCGTGGATCGCTGCACGCCGGCTCCCGAGGTGCGTGCCGATGAGCCCAAGGTGCGGATCTCGTCCGTGCCCTACGCGGGCAAGCTGCGGGCGTTCAAGTCGGAAGAGGACGCCTACAAAACCGGCATGTGGTTCAAGGCCAAGGGCGGCGACGTTGAGGCGAAGCGGTGGTGCCAGGATCACGGCGTCGAGAGCCGTGCCCAGGGCTCGACCGGCTCGACCACCGGCTCGGCCTTCGTGCCCGACGTTCTTGAGTCCACCGTGCTGCGGCTCGTCAACGACTATTCGGCGTTCGCCGCCAACGCGATGAACGTCAACATGGCGTCTGACTACGTGCTGTTCCCGAAGCGGACGGCCGGTGCCACGGCGTACTGGATCTCGGAAAACACCGCCATCACGGCGAGCGATCCGACCAGCACGCAGGTCAGCCTGACTGCGAAGAAGGTGACCGGGGCGGTGACGATTGCGAACGAGCTCCTGCGCGACTCGATCGTGAGCATCGCCGATTGGCTGGCTGCTGAGCTCTCGCTGACGCTGTCCACCGCCATTGAAACGGCGGCGTGGAACGGCAACCCGAGCAATGCCCCGGCTGTTGCCGGCATCGCCACGGGCCACACGGGCGGGCTCTACGCTTCGTCTGGTGCCACCTACGCGGCGTCGCTCGTGACGGCTGCCGGCGACACTCCCGACGAGGTGACCAAGGCCAACCTGCTGAAGATGATGGCGACTCTGCCCCAGCACTCCCAGGCGGGTGCGAAGTGGTTTGTTTCGCCGTTCTTCTTTGCCACCTGCATGCAGAACCTCGATCTCGCCCAGGGCGGATCGGTGGGCCTGTCGCAGGGGATGGGGCTGACGTTCCTCGGCAAGCCGGTAGTGCTCACCGACCAGCTGCCGGCGGGATCGGACTCGACCGGCGTGGTGATGGCTCTGTACGGCGATCTGATGAACTCGTCGATCTACGGTGTCCGCCAGGGCATCGAGATTGCTTCGAGCGATCAGGTGAACTTCCTGAGCGACCAGAGCGTGATTCGTGCGGTGGCCCGAGTTGCCATCTCGCACCACACGCTCGGCAGCGACACCGTCGCTGGCCCGGTCATCGGCCTCGTGGGTGCCTGAGCCTGACGGCTTGACACCTGTGCAACGCTAGGCGGGCGGCTCCAACCGGGGCCGCCCGCTCTCGTTTGCAGGGGCACCATGCTAGTTAAAGTCGGTGGCACCGAAGTAGAGATCCGAGTCGAGGCCGTGCTGAGCATGCCTAGGCTCTCGTTTACGGCCAATCACTTCGCATGGGCTCAAGCACTCATGCCGCTCGGCATTCGCCCCACAATGGGCACCGGGGCGTTCTGGGATCAAGTCAATACGCGAGTGATGGAACAGTTCATTGACTCGGCCGAATATCTACTCTGCATCGACTACGACACGTTCTTCACGCGGCAGGATATTGAGACGCTGTTTGCCATGGCGATGACGTTTCAATGTGACGCCATCACGGGGCTGCAAACCAAGCGAGAAGACGGCCGCCCAATGCTGACGCTCAAGGGCACGCTGGACAATCCGCCCGACGAGGGCCACACGCAGCTGCCGGCGTCGTGGTTTGCCGAACCCGTGCAGGAGGTGGACACGGCACACTTCGGCTGCACCGTGATCAGCACGGCGGCACTCAAGCGAACCAAAAAGCCATGGTTCTGGAGCAAGCCAGATCCCGATGGCTCGTGGAACGACGGCCGGATCGATCCCGATATCTGGTGGTGGAAGAACTGGCGCGAATCCGGCAACCGTGTGTTTGTTTCCCCCCGCGTCGTGCTGGGCCATGGAGAGTACGTCGTGACGTGGCCCGGCAAGAACCTCGGAACGCCTGTGTTTCAGTGGGCCACGGAGTTCACGACAACCCACAAACGCCCCGAAACTGCATGGAGTGTCGGCTAATGGCGAAACTGAAGTTCACCCGAGCGTGGCGTGGCTATTGCAAGGGCCAGACGGCAGACGTGCCCGGCGGGCTCGCTCAGCAGCTGATCGCTCAGCGTGTCGCGGTCGAGGACAACCAGCAGTCGCTGATTGAAACGGCCGCCATCGAGCACGCCACAGAGACGGCCGACGCCACGCCACGAAAACGAGGACGCCGTGCAGTACCTAAGCCTGACTCGCCAGACGCCGCCGGCCGTTGAGCCTGTCACCGTCGCAGAGGCCAAGGCTCACCTGCGGGTGGATACGAGCGACGACGATACCTACATTGGCACGCTCGTCACTGCGGCGCGTGAATGGGTTGAGTCGTACCTAGATCGCACGCTCGTGAATACGCAGTGGCGGCTGCGGCTCCATCGGTTTCCCACGGACAGCCAATACCCGATTTATTTGCCGCGCCCGCCCGTCGTGTCGAGCGGCACTGCCACGGCGGTAACGATCACCTACACCGCCGAGACGGGCGGCACTGCCACGCTCTCGACGGCAGAGTACCGGGTGCAGCGGTTTGAGACGCCGGGCCGTGTAACGACTGTCTACGGCGGCACCTGGCCGGCGAGCATGGAGGACAACGACGCCGTCGTAGTGACGTGGTGGGCCGGGTACGGGGCCAGCGGCTCAAGTGTCCCCGCCGCAACAAAGCACGCCATCTTGATGCTTGTTGGGCACTGGTACGACGGTGCCCGGCAGGCCACTGTGACAACTGGAGCAGTGCCGCAGGAAGTGCCGTTTGGCGTCAAGTCGCTCTTGGACTCTCAACGCTGGGGATCGTACCAATGAGCATCGACGGCCGCATCAATGTTGACGTTCTGTTTCACGACAAGTCGACGAGCAACCTGTCGAGCCAACTGCGTGTCGCGGCAGCAACTTACGCGCTGCCGCTCACAGAGGGCACCGGGGCCAACCAGGCACAGGTGGCGTGGACATCGTCTTCGACTGCGGGCGGAAGCTCTGCCAACGAGCTAATCATTCAAGCGCTGAGCGATGACCGCGGCACGGTGTCCATGACTGCCGTGAAGGCAATCTATATTCGCAACAAGTCTGCTTTGTATCGGCTGAACGTGACGGTGGACAGCTGGACGGCGCTCGATCCTACGCTTTCTCCATTCAATCTGGTTATCCCTGCTGGCGGCGTGTTTGTTCACACAAACCCAACTGCGGCCGGTTGGGCAACTGGGGCGAGCAGCGCCTTGGTGTTGATCGCTGAGGGTGAAGGGCAAAGCGTTGACTACGACGTTCTGCTCGTTGGCGAAGGCTCGGTGTAGCCATGGACGCCGGCCGCCTCCGCGAGCGAGTAACGGTGCAGCAGGCTGCGGAGACTCGCAACGCCCTCGGCGAAATCATGCTGTCGTGGAGCACATTTGCCGAGCGATGGGCGAGCGTTGAAGGCGTTTCGTCCCGAGAGGCACTTGCCGCTGGGCAGCAAGACGTGACGATCACGCATCGAGTACGGATGCGTTACCTAAGTGGCATGACGCAAAACATGCGGCTTGTCTGGCGATCTCGCACTCTAAATATTGTCAGCCTGCTTGAGTACGACAACCGCACTGAGCACGTCGCTATCTGCGAAGAGGTGGCGTAGTGGCTGGCGGAATAGACATCAAGGTTGAGTTTCCTGAGATGAAGCAACTGCGGGACGCATTCCGCAGTTTCCGCCCGAGCCTCGCAAGAAAGCACATGGGCGCTGCTATTCGTCGCAGCCTTGCCCCAGGGCTAACGGCACTTAAAAGCAACGTCACTCGCGGCCCAACAGGGAACCTGTATCGCGGTATCACCAGCAAGGTGAAGACCTACAAAAGCGGCAACGCAGTAGGACTGGTGGGATTTGTGGCTGCTGGAAGTGCACGCTCCGCGTCCGCTGGTGGCGGATCTGTTCGCCGGGGCAAGGACCGTGCTTTTCATGCCGGATTCGTTGAGTTCGGCACGAAAGAGCGATTCATAAAAACCTCTTCCATTCGCAGCGGTGCGTCAGTTGCGTCGAGCTTTAAGACACTCGGCGCGTTCAAGATTGCTCGAGTTGCTCGACGCGGAAAGTTTGCTGGCGTAGTCAGGGTGAACACTTCCCCTAAGTACCCAAAAGCGTTTTTCAAAAAGGCTTCTGCGGGGGAGCGGCTCAGTCTCAGGGAAATGCCTGTTGGCGGCAAAAAGGGGCAGCCACCCGTAAGGACGGCCTACCGTGAGTCGTTAGGCACGATGCGATCAGCGCTGCAGGTTGAAATGACAAAGTCTCTGATTGCTGCGCAGAAGGACTTGGCTTCCAAGTTCCCCGTCAGGCCACGAGGGTGATTTGATGCTTCGATCGCCTGAGTCAGTGCTGAGCAACGCTCTTGCCGCAGCCCCGGCTGTCGCCATCCTCGTCGGCACTCGTGTCTATCCCTTGCTCGCGCCAGCTTCGGCCGCCCTGCCGTTTATTACGTGGCGTCGCGTTGGCATTGAGCGTGAGCAAACGCTCGGGCAGCCGTCCGGAATGCCACGAGTGAGCGTGGAATGCGTTATGTACGGCACGACGTATCAAGAGGCCAGAAGTCTCGCCGACGCGGTGCGGGCTGTTCTGGATGGATACGGGGGGTTTTTCGAAAATACAACGGTACGGCAGACGGCTCTGCAGGACGAGTCGGATGACTTTGTCACGCTGGCCGGAACTGATCTACCGCCCGTGTATCAGATCACGCAGCGATATGACGTAATGTGGAGCGAGGAATAGCAAAATGCCCATCACGCCCCATGACTCCAGCGGCACGACATTCTCTTTTGCAGGCACGACCTACACTGTCACGTCGATCACGTACAGCATCACCGACAATGCAACAACCGATCAGATCGACGTTTCGCACCTTGGCCAAACTGCTGGGCAGACCGTGCTGACGTTGGCTCGGCCTCTCAAGGGATCTGCCGGCGACACTGGCAAGGAAGTCACGATTGAGTATCTCGCCACGTCTGGCGGCCCGATCGCCCAGGGCGCAAACGGCACGCTTTCGATTGCCGGCGGCGTCTCGCTGAACGTCGGCGCAACGTGCAAGAGCTCAAGCATCACGCTTACGGTGAATGACGCCGTGCGTGGTTCAGCCGCATTCCAGGTGCCTTAATCGCCACAGGAGACATCCGTGGCGACGTACAGCCAAGGCGTATCAGTGTCATGGGGCGGCACGCCCTTCACTGAGGTTGTCGGGCTCGATTGGCAGGTCGGCGGCGGCCCGCCTAAAGGGCGGCTCACCAAGTGGACTGATGAGGTTGGCTCAGTCAGCGTCACCACGCTGGGGACAGCCAATACCAGTTCCGATGAGTACGGCAATCGCAAACAGCTGACCATATCTGGTGGCGGCCAAAACTTGACCTCCTATGCAGTATGGGAGTCGTTGAGCGTTGCGAACGAAGTGAACGGCGTGGCTCGTTTCACCGTGACGTTCAAGCTATTGGATGCCTAGACCATGGGACTACGCGAGCAGATCAAATCGGCCAGCGTGCGAAAGCCTCTCAAGGTGCACGTGCGTGAGTGGAACATAGATGTTTTCGTCCGCGTGTTGAGTGTCGGCGAGCGTGATGATTGGGAGCTCGCGTGGATCGACATTCGCAGCAAAGGCGTCGAGAAGTTTAAGAACTTCCGAGCGTTCTACTTGGTGCGCACCTTGTGCGACGAGCATGGCGTGCGAATCTGGCAAGACAACGAGATCAACGAAGTTGCGTCGCTAGATGGTGCAGTCATGGGAGAACTGTTTGACGTGGCACAGAGGCACAACAAACTCACGGAGGCGGACGTAGTCGAACTCGCCGGCGAGCTTTAACGCGAGGCCGTCGCGTCGATTTCTCTTCATGCTAGCGAGCCATCTGCGGATGACTGTTGGGCAGATTGAGCGAGAGATGGACAGCCGCGAGCTGAGTGAGTGGCTTGCCTATGCACGGTATTTTCAGCCGCTTGATAGCTCGTGGGCACAGACAGGACTTCTCGCCAGCGTGGTTTTGGCTCCTCACACACGACGTGGTCAATCGCCGTCCCCAGCAGACTTCATCCCATTGGAAAAGCCGCCGCAGCACCGCACGCAAATGCTCGACGTACTGCAGCAAATGAAACGGGACTTGGACGGCAAATGATATGAGCACCGCACTCGGCCTGGCGATGCAGATTACGGCGAATACTGCCCAGCTGGCGCAGGCTGTCGCTGACGTAAACAGCCGGCTTGACTCCATGGCCGCCGCTGGCCAAAAGGCTGCCGATGATCTCGGCACGCTCAAGAACCTAAAGATTGGCGAGCTTGCGGTTGGCGGTTTGCAGGCTGCCACCACTGCCTTCATCAATCTGAGCGGCGCAGTGACAGGAGCAGTCACGAGCGTTGCGTCATTTGCGTTAAGCGTAGGCCAAGAACTGGATGCGCTCAACGACGTGGCGAACCGTACTGGCGTCGGGGTTGAGGCGTTGCAGGCATACGCTCGAGCAGCAGCCGACACCGGCATTAGCGTTGAGGGCTTTGCCAAACAGATACAGACGCTCACCCTCAACATTGGAAAAGCGACGCTAGACGAAAAAGCGCAAAAGAAGTTTGAGGAGCTCGGCATTGTGTTCTCGGAGCTGAAGGAGCAGACGCCAGAGCAGCAGTTTGAACAAATCGTGGATGCGATTTCCCGCATTGCAGATCCTGCCGAGCGTGCGGCCACTGCTGTTAAGTTCTTCGGCAAAGGCGGCATTCAACTCGGCGAACTCTTCACGCTTGGGCCAGGTGCCTTAGAGAAAATGCGTGAAGAGGCTATTGCCCTCGGGCAGGTTGTCAGTGCCGACGCCGTCAAGGCAATCGACAACATGAACGACGCCTTCGGCAAGGTCTACGCGACGATCAAGGGCATTGCAGGGGCAATCCTTGGCGAGTTAGCAGGGCCAATAGCAACTATCGCCGAGGAGCTTCTTGGCGTCATTAAACAGGCTGGCCCGCAGCAGATCGCTCAGCAGGTGGCGTCTGGCCTGCTGGATTTCATCAAGCTGGCCGGCAACGCCTTTTTTAAGCTCGCTCAGTTTATTGAGGCTTTCGTAAACAAGTTTGCTCCGGTCCTTGGTATTGATATTCGCTCTGAGGCTGAGAAAGAGTTGGAGACTCTGCGCGAGCAGCAGGCACGAGCATCTGCGGGAGCGGCAGGAGGCGGCATGGGCGGCGTTGTGCCTCAGTCGCTGCGTGGCGCGGAACTGACGCCCGAGCAACTTGCAAGAATCCGCGAGCTCGAGACGCAGATTGCAGCAGAAGCCGCCGGCAGCGTGCTGAACAAGTTTCAAGCGAACTTCAACGCAGCCATCGACACAGCGTCTGACAGCCTGCGGCAGAGAATGGAATCGCAAGCCGCATCGGCGGAGCCAAACAAGGCCCAGAAGGAGCAGCTGGAGGTCTTGCGTCAGATCAAGCGGAATGGCGAAGTCGGCGTCGTGGAGTTCCTATAGCTATGGCTGTCATCCAATGGCGCGAGGTTTTGCCAAGGACTTTCTCGCAGCGGTTTGGCGAGTCGCCAACTGCGGAGACGAAAGTTGTTGTCACTGTTGACGAGCCGACCAGCACGCAAGAAGTAATCAATGCGGTGGGCGTCCGCATCGGGGACTCTCATCCTGAGTATTCATTTCTGCGGATGCTTGATGCGTCACTCAGCGAAGTTGACCGCCAGCACGTTGAAATCACATTTCGGTACGAACTGCCCAAGCCGATGGGCGAGAGCGGGCAAGACTACGAGCCCAACCCCCTCGCCCGCCCAGACGTGTGGACGTTCTCGATTGGTGGCGCACAAGTTCCGGCTCTTGTGTATTTCGACGGCTCCGGAAACAGCACCCGCAAACCACTGCAGAACTCCGCCAAGGATTATTTCGAGGGGCTCACCGTAAACGAAGCAGAAGTGCGAGCCAGCATTTCCAGCAACCGGGCACAGTTCCCGCTTGGCCTGGCTGCTGCAGTGACCAACACCGTGAACTCGTCGCCGTATTTAGGAGGTGCCGCACACACTTGGTTTTGCACAGGCATTAGTGGCCAGCAGACGAGCGAGGTAGTCAACGACGCTGAGGTTCGCTACTGGCAAGTCACTGCTGAGCTCATCTACAGGCAGAGCGGACACAACCTTCTGCTTCCGGATGTCGGCTTCAACTTCCTCGAAGGCGGAGTCAAAAAACGTGCTTACGTGAAAGATCCTGACAGCGGCGAAAAAGTGCCCTGCACCACTCCGGTGCCGCTCACCACGTCAGGCGGGTTAAAGGCGGATGGCTCGGAACCAGACATTCTGGTGCGGCGTGTGTACCCAGAAACGAACTTTTCCGTTTACTTCGGCACTCCGCCGTTCTAAGCCATGTCGCAGCCAACGCAAAACATCGTCATCACTGCAGCCACCAGCAAACAGGTAACACTGACGCTGTGCACGGCCAATACTGCCACGCTCAGCCTGACGGCGTACCCTGTGTTTTCTGCCGCTACGTCTGACGGCACCACCTTCTATTCCGCCGATCGTCCACTCCGGTGGTTTACGCCTAGCACTGGCGTTTTCACCGCAGCGACGTTGGCCGCAACTGCAAACACAGCCGGCGACGTGCACACTGCCACGCTGACCTTTGGCCAAGGGTTTGCGGCGACTTCGGTGGAGCACGTCGCTGGGGCAACGCCGCGACGGTACAGGTACGTCGTTCATCTGTCATCGCACACGCCCGCAACGGCCTACTCGTCTTCCGTCACTTCGAGCACGGCGGTGCTCTTGAGCGGCACGATCAATATGGCTATCGCGGCCACGACGCCTACTCCGGCGCTCAGCATCTGCGACGTGCAGGTGAGCTAGCCATGGCACAACGACCAGACGGCAAGGCGCAAGTTACCGAGCGAGTGGTATTCACTAGGCCTGCTGCCGAGCGAATCGCAAAGGTTGTGAGGACTATTGAGGACGGCGACCGCTCTTCATCTGGCCTGCGGTTTGAGCGAGTAGCGAGTTCTTTAGCTTCTCCGCTAAAACTGGCCACGTTTACAGGAAACTGGGCAACCGGCCAATACAGGACGGTAACAATCCACGGCTCGACTAACACAGCTAGCGTCTACAACTGGTGCAATTCGTCTCTCCACGCTGATACAGCAAACACCACTTCCACCCGATATGTGATCTTCGGCAAGGCTAGCGGCACAAATAGCGTCGTCGAGATTCAGCTAGGCTTGCCGACATCGCAGACGTGCCTCACATCAATAGCCGGCGTTGATTTGACCGCCCTGCCTGGCTACTCCGCCGGCAGCATTCAACTGCTGGGCCACTCTGCTGCCGCTACGTCTGGCACGGCGTGCTCAACGCTGACGTGGTACTCGATCACGACCTGTGCCACGACATGACCAGCATCGCATGGGACGGCGGCCCGATCTTGCGCAATGGTGCTGTGGGCACCGGGCAGGCGTGTTGCTGCGCTCCATTCTCATGCACGCCGTGCAATGACTGCTCGTGGCCTGCCGATCGTTTTGAGTTCGGGGAGGAGTACATTGAGTGCGGGGATGGACTCGCTGGCCCTTCGTCGCGAGGGCAGAACATCTATTATCGAGGCGGGCCTCTTCCTGGGGACGTGACGTGGCAGGACGGATTTCCTGGCGCTCTCTCGCAATGCAACTGGGCGCTTGTAGTGGATTCTCTAAGCATCGGCTGTTGCTATGACAACTGCCCTGGGCAGCCGGGGTCTTTGCTCATTGCTGTCAAAACAAGATACCGCTATCGGGTCATGGTCATAAACTGCCCAACAGAAGAGCAGCCTGCGTCTATCTCTGATGTCACCGACAGGGCATTGCAGGGCAATCTAGAGCCCGAATCTAGTCCGGGCGAAGAGTTTTGCATCGGCGATCCGGTCGCATGCACTCAGTGGCTTGAGTACTACGACTCGCCAACGCCCGTCTGCAACGAGTTCCCATGATCACTGGGCGTCGCTCATCGTTTGAGTCCCGTTGCGTGGAGCGTGGCTACACGCTCCACGAGGTGCGTGCGTGCATCGTCAGCGAGGACGGCGACACGATCACCGTGGACGAGACGCACCCGGCGTACCCGCGAGCGAAGCCCGGCCTAGGCGACATGGTCAAGGCTGGGCTGTCTGCGATTGGCATTACCGAAGAGCGAATCAGCAAGGCCATTGGCCGCCCGTGTGGTTGCTCAAAGCGGGCTGAGTCGCTGAACGCACTAGGCCGCAAGATCGGCATTGGTTGACGCCCCTGCCATAGTCTGGCGAAAGGAGTCTGCCCGTGGCCGAGGATCACGTCTTTACGCTCAACGGTGACGAGCGGTGGCTGATCCGTTTCACTGATCTTAAGGGCCAGGCGTACGGCTACACGTTCTCGCAGAAGGCGAAGCGGCCACGCATCTTGATCCACAACGGGCTCAAGGGGCGGCACAAGCTCACGATCATCGTGCACGAGTTGCTCCACGCTTTGTACCCAACGGCCAGCGAGGAGCACACGGAGCAGGCGGGCAAAGACATTGCCAAGGTGCTCTACAGCCTCGGATACCGGGAGGTGCAGGATGGCGGGAGCTGACGCAATCACTGAGATGGCCCGTCGGCTGTGCAGGCTGCACCCGGACGCACCTGCACGCACGCTGGCTCGCCGCCTGGTGCGAGAGTGCAACAACGCCATCACTTTGAAGCAGGCCAACCTGCGGATCTCTCGGCAGTTCGGCGTGCAGGGAAAGCACTCACGAAAGAACGTTCGGGCCGTCGCACCACGTGCCGGCCGTAAGGCTGGCGAAGTGATCTCAATGCCTAAGAGCATGGCCGAATCGTGGACGCCGCACGTCATGAAGGTGCTGGGGCCGGTAGGCATCATCTCCGACGTGCACGTTCCGTATCACTCTGAGATCGCCGTGGCCGCTGCCATCGGGTTTCTCAAGGAGCAGAACCTATCGGCTCTGCTGCTCAACGGAGACATCGCAGACTTCTATGCAATCAGTCGCTACATGAAGGATCCGACGCAGCGAGACTTCAAGGGCGAGCTTGAGGCGGTGCG